GGCTTTTATTAAGTACGTGCCCGACAATAAAGGTACCGAATAAGTATCTAAAGTTCCCGGCACATTCTTCGTTATATCGGAGGAGCCCGCCCAAGTAACGTTGCTAGTTTTATTGGTATGACGTACCCAGTAGGTGCCTCCGTTTATAACGTCTAAGTCTGCTACTCTATCCCACTTAAGGTTGGCTAGGTCAATTCGAGCCACCATAGTAAAGTTACTAACATTGGCTGGAGGAGTTAACTTACCAAATATCTCCTGCTCTGCGGTGGCGAAAGGTGAGTACAGCATTAGAAAATTCTCCTTGTTTTAACTCTAAATTCTAAAGTTCCTGCAGGTGCATCATCAATAGTGATGCTCTGCGCAGAGGTTTCCCCCATAGATGTCCAGTTTGTAATAGCAGGTGCTTTTCTTCTCCACTCTACATAGTATGAAGCTATGTAAGGGTAAGTAGTTGCTGTACCGGCCGTGTTTGGAGCATCCCAGCTAAAGGTGGCCCTGTTCTTTACGTTACTCATTGAGTCTATGTACAGTTCCTCTGATATAGTTAGGTTAGATGGAGAAGGTATAGAACCCTCTGGATCTGGTAAATTACTAATACTCTTAGAGGAGAAAGCAACTCCCTCTTCTATACTAGCAAACTTGGCAGCATGGTACTTAAGCGCCGATACTTCTACTTCAGAAACGCTAGTCTCCTTCACGGAAAGTACCCTATACTCTGCTGCTTCTACGTAGTCTGTCTCCTCTAGAACCCACATAACTCCTGAACTAGGAGTGGCATCAAAGGCGGAAGTAACAGTGATGGAGTCCACTTTCTCAGTACTAGTAACTGTATTGACCTGCTTAGTCTCTACCCACACATGAGGGCTCCACTTATTACTAGTGTTTGCATTTAAACAGGTACTCTTAGAGGTCTCCGACTGCTTAACGCCCCCTCTAATACAAGCCTCTTCAGTATGTACTAGTGATAGAGTGTATGATCTACCAGATACGACGGGGGTTTCTGTATCTAGCTGTATAATAGTAGAGCTGCTACCCGTAGCAACTCTACCCCCGTACCTTACCCCTGCCTTGTGAGAGTCTGCAATTTTAATTATGTCCCCGGGACGTACTGCTGCTCCTTCTAATCCTGTAGAAAAGGTTACTGCCTCTGTCTCATTCTTCTCTGTATATAGTATCCATCTGCCAACTCTGTGGGCTTGAGACTGTGAGGTACATCCTATAGCGGACACCTCCGTAGAAAATATCTGATTATTAGCACTAGATATGCCCTCTCTATCTTCTACGTATTCGACATTCCTGCGGTAGAAGTCCTCTGGGTTATTCCAAGTTACATGAGCCACATTATGCCTCTGTTTCCTAGAAGACCCCTCATATGAGAATCTACCATCTATAACATTAGAGTTAGAAAATGACATAACAGGGTCTTTAGGGGAATCTTGTACCGCAGTAATTTGTCCTTCTTGCCAATATAACATACCCCTGAATACTGAGGATATATCATTTAATATTTTGAAAGCCTCTTTTCTGCCTTGTATGTATATATGACAAGCAAACCTAGCTTCCAACCCGTTCCAACCATTAGATACCCCTACAAAGTTTCCAGAATTATCTACTGCGTCACAGTACTTTGCTACCTCATATAATGCCCACTTATCTAAATTTGCGGAGTCTAGCCACTTACCTAACCCATATCTCTCATCCGTACATAAATCATATAGTATCCAAGCAGGATTACAGGTCCAAGCTATATCGAAAGTACCATCCCACGAGCCTGAGTATAGGTTTTGCCCCGAGGCAGTACCTGTCCAGGTCCCTCCTGCTGCTTCACACCTATGCTGGCTTCTATATCCTGAAAGGCTACAGTGTCCTGGATCATACGGAGTATAGTTACTAGGTACTTTAATCTTAATACCCTTAATCTCGTAGGCCCTTTTAGGGGTGCTACTAAACTGCTTTGCGTTAACATATAGAGCCATAATAGCACTATTGGGGTACCTTAGCTTGTTATCAATTACTTGACTATACCCAGCCCAGTATAAAGAATTATTAATTTTACTACTGGTAGAATCATCCGTAGTTCTCTCTACCTTTATAGAAACCTGAGTGAATCCAGAGCTTTTCCAACTTGAAGGTATTTCTACCCTATAAAGTCTTTCATACCTAGTTACCGTCTTACCAGAAAAAGAGCCACTAATAGCCTGTTCCCAAGTACCACTGTTATCTTTCTGTATGTATACTAGGAAAGATACTGCGGATCCTGTTATGTCTCCATTATCTTGAGAATGAGACAATACAGGTGTAAATAACATAATGTTTATAGCATCTACTACACTAGAGGAGAAACTTTTAATTATAGCTCCTGGAGTGCCTTTCTTCACCTGTAGATTAACGTTAACGGATGACTGTGTGCCTTCAAACCCGGGTATATAACTCTGAGAATTAGTACCTTTTCTGGTAGCGTATAGTACCTCATCAAAATTGTAGTTCCCATTGGAATCCGCCATTGGGGACTCATCCAAGAAAATAGAGCTAGGACCATTTAGTAATCCTACAATTTCTCCTTCAGACACGAGATCTATAATCTGGGCGCTTGCAGTAGAGAATAAAGAGTCATCTGACTCCACTGGAGTATAGCTTCCGCCGCCGCCTCCTCCGCCTCCTCCCTTAGCTCCTCTAATACCTTTATTACTCATTAGCTCGGACATATTAAACCTCCCTCTGCTCCAAATATTGAACCATTTAGTGCTTCTCCGAACTTACCAGGAAGATTAAGAAGATCAGATACTACTATACAACTCCTATCTTCTGTAGTAACTCCAGCACTAATGGTTGCTCCTCCTACTATCATCTGACCATAGCATACAGGAATTCCTACACCTTGTAAAGTAGTATTAATTGGCCCCATGCTCTTATTATCTGCTAAGTTAGTTTCCTTAGGAGCCTGTGGTGTGGGGGCTAACATCTCTGCAACTCCTCCCATAACTAAAGAAACTCCTAGTGACATAGCCATATTGGCTCCAAAACCTTGCATCGCAGTTAGACCTTCTGTGCCAAACCCCATTTGAAAAGAGGCATATATTAGTATGCCCCCTAGGATAATTTTACCTATAGAGCTCTTGGCCCCGCCTATTACTGGTACTATTTTTATAGTCTGTGCACCTGTAGGAGCCGATATCTCAGACTTAACATCTTGTAGTTCATAGTCACCTACTATCACTTTATACCCTACGCCTCTATCTGAAGAGCTACATACAAATTGTCTAAATCCTGGATTATTAGCTGTAAGGGCTCTTATAGCCTCTGCAGGAGAAGATACGTCTAAAGACCACTTCTCCCCATAGTTCTCTGCTAATTCTCCATATAATTTAACTGTTTTTAACATAATGATTCGTGCCTTAAATGATGGGTAGTATGCTTTCGCCAGTACCCTCCGTATATCTCTTTAGTAGATAACCTACCGTATACATGGTGTAAAATCTTATCACCCCCAATAAATATGGAAGCGTGGTTAGGTACAGAGGACAGTAACTTTATCAAAAATATATCATTATCTCTAATATCGTGCTCGTCCCATACTCGCACAAATCCTTGACTTTCATAATTTTCTAAGTATCTATTCTCTCCCTTGTCCCACCAGCCATCTTGTCCACTGTGGCACTCAAAATCAATTCCCAACTCTCGTTTGTAGTAATCCCTTATCAAAGTACAACAATCTAGTACTCCATAGCTGAACTTGCGCCCTACTAGAGGGGCTTTATACCCTGAGGGTTCCCAGCTGTGAGTGGCATTACCAGGCCAACTTAGTATATGCCAAGGTACATTAGACTCCTCACATGCTACCAAGTCTGCCTCAGATGGGTTACAGGTATCATTAGGATGCGAATGACATATTCCCAATATGCTGCCTACTTCTAGCGCCTTTAAGTAGCTGTGAGGATCTATTGTAAAATAATTTAGAGGGTTATCTGATACATTATTTGCAGGAAAGTAACGCTCTCGTCCTTTATTAGTACTTATTATGAAGCCACAGGCCTCACGTGGGTACTCCTGTATTACGTGGTGTCTAAAGGACTCTAAGGTATCTTCATTCACTATTACGCTCCCAGTGATCCCATTCGTATACCAGCTCCGGGGAACCCTCCAAAAGGGCTCTCAGTGTTTTCATCAAACCGCAGTTCACATGAAGTAAAGCTCTTAGAGCACACATCCTGTGTAGAGTTAGCTACAGAGTTATTATTATAATCCCAATAACTAGAGCCGGCGTACCCGCACTCTACTCCTTTATATACCCAAGGGCACATATTAGCAATAATGGTTCTTCCAGGTAATTGTACTCCTTGAACATCGTAAGCTGCAGTTAACTCAAATTGTATATGAGTATTAGTTTCTAAAGCTTTTCTATCCACGTACCATATTTCATCTGGGTACTGGGCGGTACTATCTTCTAAGAAGTTATCGTACCAGATCCCAGGTCCTGTTGCTGCTTCGCAACTACTCTGAGTATACGTAGTCCAAGTACCTGCAGAGCCGTTTTTAGTCGAATCTAGACAATCTGACTTACTTAAACTTGGGTCCCCCCCGGACTCGCCTGAACATACCCCCGAAACTGGGTACCCATCAGTATAACAGTAGGAATCTAAGTACTTAGCGAAAGTTTTCTTACGTATAACCTTTGCGCCTATTAGTCCATCGTAGCTTTCTATCACCCCGGAAATTAGAGATGTAATATTAGCTACAGTAAGGGTAGGGCGCGGCAAGGCTCCCTTACCCGAATACTCAAATCCTTCTGCTGATATAGGATAAGCAGCATACTTGTTACCTTGCCACACTATTTCCTGATAGTTACCATTTATGCCTGAATGCCATCGTAGTACTGGCTCCGAATCTGGAGCAGTGCCTGCAGTTAAGTCTAGCTCAAATAGCTCGATTACCTCCCCAGGGGAAAAACTGTGTATATCTGCATTAATCTTATTACTCATTTAGTGCTCCTGCTATGGTTCAAATACTTTTTTAAATTCCGCTGTAATAGTTCTGTAACCACTAATATCATCCTTGGAGGTCCACTTCTCACATACATATTTTTTATAAGGGTATATAGTGTACGCCTCTGAAGTTGCCATAATGTTTGAAGATAGGGACAGTTGAGTAGCACTATCAACATTAGTTACAGTTGCCGCAGTAGCATTAGCATTGATAGTTACTATAGGAGCACTAGTGTACCCAGAACCTGCTGAAGTTATACTAATGGAGGCTACAGATGCGGATGATATACTACTAACGGAAGCAACAGCTCCAGAGCCTCCGCCCCCTGTTATAGAAATAGTAGGGGGGTTACTGCTATTATACCCAACTCCTCCCGCTGTTATAGTAATAGAAGATACTGCTCCGTACGTTATAGCTGAGGTAGCAGTAGCCCCCGAACCCCCTGTATCTGTAACAGTAGTATTTAATACTCTACTTGTAAAGTGTTGAGTAGTATCTATTAATTTGGAGGTTGCTGCCCCTGTAGTAACACTCTCAATAGCATAGGGTTCAGGGTACCAGTCAAATGCAGTAACCCCTCCCGCTATCTCTAGAAACCTTACTATCTTGTTGGCATCTGCTGTCGTACGATTCTTCCAAGTTAAATTCCACCCCTCTTGGATGTTATTAATACCTGCAGCAACTCTCTGGGTGTACCCATCCCCATAAGAGGCGGTCAGCACTCTAGGCTGTACGTTGGTCTTAAGCCCCCTATCGGGGTTTATATTTACTTCTGTATTAAAATTTGCCATAATTAGTTACCTATTTAGTAATCCTCCAGGACGCTGTTGTTCTACCAATTCTGCCTGTACTGCCTGTGATACCATTCTACCTATCTTGCCTGCGTTGTTTGTACTACCCCCAGTTGAAGACTGTTGCGTACTTTCTGTTCCAGAGTCTGAAATATTAACATTTACAGTAATATTGTTTTCTGTGGAACCAGCAGCTCCTACAACAGGTATAGCTCTACCATCTGGTAGAGGCACTATTGCCTCATTATGTCTTCCTTCCCCAATTAATCCTAAAGTTGGTTTATTTACTATACCTCCGTTTGCGAATGCTTGAAATCCTCCTTTAAGGATATTACCGTTAGCTGACCCCACACCCTTCATAAGAGCTGAAGCAGCACCACTTGCCATACCTGATATTATACTATTGCCAACCTGTTGCACAAAGCTCAACGCAAGTTTAGCTGTATCTAACTTACCGTTGTAGATAATGTCTTTAAACCCAGTCTGCAATACACTATTAGTTGCGGAGCCTATAGAACGAGCTGCATCTACACTATAATTAGTGTTAGTATTATCATTGCCCATTCCTTGCTCTGCAAGCATTGCTGTCTGCTCAGACCCCTCATTAGTGTTAAAAGCAGCTGCAGTACTTGCGTTTGCAGGGTAGCCCCCTTCTCCATCAGGGAACAATGAGCTCCCAGAACCTGCCTGCCCTTGGGCTGCAGTAATAGCTTCTGGGTTCTTAATAACTACTGCGAGTCCTTTACCTCCCCCTTTAGCTTTGGCATCTGCTTGAGCTGCTTCTGCTCTTTTTTCAAGTTCAGTTTTAGTAGTATTTAGTAATAGGGTGTCCATCTTAGTTGTATACCCTAACCAAGCTTCTTCCATCTTGGTCTGGTGTTCTGTCTTAGGTCCTTGGACCCCTTGTTCTAGGTACCCAGGATTAGCTCCCTTAAGAGTACCGTCCGCTAGCTCTCCAGGTTTTAATGCCTCTAACCATACAGATAGTTTTAGTAGTATAGGAGTTAATCTTTCAAACGCCTGTCTCACTGCAGGTGTAGGCCCTGTTGCCAGCATTTTAGGTGTGAAAGCCTTTAATGGTCTCCACCCCTTAATCGCGTCTACCCCTTTAGTAATGTTTCTTGCAAAAGCATCGTTAGTCTTAGACAATTTAGCTAAATCATCTGCTAATAGCCCCTTCTTACCAAACCACTTCTGGGTGCCTTCAGTAGCACTTCTACCTTTATTCCACCAAGAAGATTTCTTCTCCGCAGCTTTACCCCATTGTAGGTCCTGTTGTGGAAACAACTGCCCTTGGGTCATAGGCTTTCTACCATACTTGGAGAAGTCCATCTTACTCTGTGTAATACTATTACTAGGGTAAGGGCTCTTACTACTGAAAGGTTGTCCCGTTTTTGCGGAGCCTAAATGGTTGCCCCTTCCTTCATACGCCTGAGACCAAGCTTTATTAGTGATATCAGCGTTGCCTTTTCTAATAGCAGCATTCTTCTCGATGTCTGTCATCCCTTTTTTCCAAGGGGACATTCTGCCATCTTTATGTGGAGACTCTCTTATATCTTTTAAACTAGCTAGCTTTTTATTTGCTTGCTCATCGAAGGTTGCAACAGAGTTAGGGGACTCGTGCTTTTTAAAGTATGCCCCTAACCAGTCTATCCCTTTCTCAATGAAATTCAGCTTCTCTCCTGAACTGGCTTCAGTTTTCTCAATCTTCTCTAATGCTTGCGTTTGGGCGGTATCTCCTCCCACAACTAATTTGTCCGTTACAGGAGCAGTTACTTGATTAAAGTCTTCTACTAGTAGCTTTCCAACCTGAGCCAACTCATCGAGTTTCTCTATACTAACCCCTTTTACTCCCATGTTGCGTAGGTTGACCCCTTCCTCTGTACTAGTAAAGAAACTCTTAAACCCTTCCCACAGACGGGAAAAGAATCCTGTCTCTTCCCCTGCTAAGGTACCTGCTACATCTGCGTCGAGCGGTCCACCAACAGTAGGGGCGTACTTGCCTATCTGCATACGCTTGTTCATTGCGTCATACTCTGCGTCAAGTGCTTTAAAATTTGTGGAGCCATCTGCATTAGTAGTGGCAGTGACTTTAGTATTTGCAGCAATCCTCTCTAGTACTAGTCTTCTAGCTATAGCCTCCTGCCGTAATGAGCCTAAGGTGGCTTCTAGCTTTTCAGCCTCTGTTTTAGGGAATAAAGCGTCTATTACCTTAGAATCTGCCCCGAAAAAGTCCATTGTTCCTGCAAGTAGACCACTATTACCAAAAGTTGCGGACTGAACTAGGTTTCCTACTAGGTCTCCTGCTCCTGATGCGAAGCCTTCTGCAAGAGTGGTTCTCCAGTCTGTGTCACTCTCGCGACCCATAATTTTGTCCGATACTGCAGTACTAACTGCGCTCTGGAACGAGTCTGATATAGTGCTTATAGCATCTGCAAAAGCAGCCATTGACTCTTCAAATTTAGCGGTTGTAAGGGCCCACTGAGTTTTCATTATATCAGCTTCTAACTGTTTTAATAGTAAAGTGGCACGGGCGTCATCATGTATTTCGCCCGCCATATCGCGCTCGTACTTTGCTAACCTCTTACGAGACTCCAGCATATCTTCCATTTCGCCCCAGTGGTCTTTCTCAAGCTGTATATTTGCGTTCTCTTCGTTTAGCACTTCAGTCTGCTTTGTAATATTCTTACCAATAGCTGTTTGACTAAGTTTTATCCATTTAAATGTGTTTTTAAAGTACTCCTCTTCTGGGAACGCTTTTTTAAAGGTCTGAGCAAAGTTCTCCACTAAACCTTCTGAGGTTAGTTCTCCGAACTTTTGCTTAATATCATCAGTAATTTTAAGTAACTTTTGCTCCTCCGCAAAGGTATCACTTAATGAGTTATTAAAAGCGTTCCAGCTTGTGTTAACTTCATCCATTTTGAAGCCTTCAAATACAGAGCCAGACGCGCCGTCAGCTTGCATATCTTTGAATCTTTTGGATAGTAAGTATGTAGTACCTGCTACTTTGTGAAGATGCTTATTCCAAGCTTCTGCAGTTCTGCCCGCTAAAGCCATCTTCTGGTCTATATTATCTATCTGAGCCTTAAGATTATCCATCTCAGCCTTAGAAACATCAATTTGCCCAAGTCTAGTCTGCAACTTCTCTTTCTCATTAGCTAAAAGTTGTACTTCTATTTGGGCACGCTCTCTCAATGCGGAGGTGCCAAACTTATCTAACTGCTGTTTTTTAAGTGCCAACGCCTCATTACGCGTGGCTAAAGTTAGCTCTAGTTCGTACTGTTTTATAGCGTTGCCGCCCATTAATTTGGTTAAGTATGCTTCGGTAGCTAGGTTGTCTAAGGCCTTGGAGGACAGCTTAGAATTCTCTTGCTTAGCAGCTAGCATACTACGTATCGTCTTAACTTCTAGCTCGTAGAAAGAGCCTTGTTCCTTGTGCAATTTAGCATTTATACCTAGTCTTCTTTCTTCTAAATCTTTTACCTTCTTCTGTATTTCCTCAGGGCTAAGATCCCTAACATTCATCTTAGTCTTTGCGATCTCTTTCGTTATCGTATCTACTTGGTCTTTCATAGCTTCCCAGCTGTCTAAGGACTTCTTCGGTACTGAAGTACTGTCTAATACACCTCTGGAGAATAAGGACTGGTATTTACCAGCGAAGTCTATAACCTTACTGTTTAGGTCTGTTAGAGTAGCTTTAAAACTAACTGCGTAATCTTTTAAGTCCCCTCCTTTTACCATACTACTAGAGAAACTCTTACGAGCGCTTAGTAGGTTGTCTATAGCTTGTCCCAGCCCTTTTAAGGCCGTTTCTTCTTTCTTAGTCTGCGCTGCGAAGGTCTTAGAAGCCTCAGATAGATTTACATAAGTCTGTATCAGTTCTGCACGAGTTAGACCTAGCGTATCAAATCTATCTTCTAACTGTTCTAGGGCGAGCTCGGGGGAGAGTACCCCTTGGTTTACCTGGGTTAGTGTATCTACCACACCTTGGGCCTCTCTCCTGCTATTCACCATAGAGGCAGTCAGCGCGTCCCAAGAATTTACGGCTCCAAATATTATACTAGAGATAGCCAGTACTGTCAAAGTGACCGGGGCAAATGCAGCTGCTGCTATAGAAGCAGCTCCTGCCACAGCTCCAGACATAGCGAGTATACTTTTCTCTACTATATTATCTTGCTTAGACCTTTCAAACTGTGCCGCTAGAGTGCCTTCTATATCCAAAGTCTCTAGCATACGGCTAAATTCTTTTTTTGTAGACCCGCCTGCTAAACCTATAAGGCCTTTAGATATAGACGCTTGTAATTTAGACTGTATACCCGCACCGAAGACCTCAAATATACTATCTAACCATCCCCCTACCCAAGCGCTATCTAAGTTACCCAAGTCTAGAGATGTGGTAGCTTCGTCTAATGCTGTAAATATCCCTTCCGCTAGGTTTGCTTTAAATTCTTTTCCAGATATCGACTCCGCAAGATCACTACCTAAGTTCCTCGCTTTTCTAGGCCCTTTAGAAAGGATGTCTAGAGTCTCGTCTAAGGAATTATTTAGTCCATCTAAGCTATCGTGTGCTTTGGAGAAAGCCTTTGACAGTCCCATAAACTCGCCTGCAATCCACTTAACCATCATTAGTGCAGACATGAACCCTACTACCATCCCTAGAGCCCTGGAAAGCCCTTGTAAAGTTGCGGATAATAGGTGCCCTGCTTTCTGACTTCCGGACATAGACGCAATCATTAGTTTAAGCTCATTGCTAGCGGTACCTGCACCTTCTGCTACGGCTGCAATCCCCGGGGTTAGGCTTCTAAAAATACCTTTAGCAACTTTAAGCGACCCAAACTCTCGATTCAGCTGCTTAGCTCCTCTTGCCCCATCAATAAACCCCTTCCCCAAATCAGCGGCACTTGCCGCGGCAGTAGCTACCGATTTACCTACTTTACCAAATAGAGACACTGCCTCTACACTCATAGTACCTTTAGTAGCTTGCGCTACCTGTTTTACAGACCCTACCAGCTGATCCATAGATTTACTCAGTCTATCCATATCTGCCAAGCTTTGTCCTGCCATTCCCGCGGTTGTAGCAGTAGCTCCAGGCTGCGTAGGGCCAAACTGCATAATATCCTTTCTACCCGCAGTTATAGACTTACGAATATTGGCTATTACATTTTTACCTAGTAAAGCTGCCCCTACACTACCTTCCTTTGCTATCGCTTTAGCGAAGAATTTTCCACCCAAGGT